GATCCAATGAACCGCGCGCTCCCAAACGGCAGCATCAACTTTTCCACCGTGCTAAATCCGATCTTCAACATCGATGCAAAGATTTCTGGAGGAAGCAATATTCGCTTCAGATTGTACGCACTTTCGGTGAATTTGTTATACATCGAAAATGGTATATCAAAAATGGTATTCACGGGGTCCGAGGTCAACCTTCCTCGATTTCCTTGAATTCTGCAAAGGACACCTTACCGTCTCCGTCCTTGTCGTATGTGGAAACATCAAATTCAATAGCGTCTATGAACCCAGACCCGTCTGTATCAATTCTATTGAATTTGCCTTCCACGACACCACCCGATCCTTCCTTGTCGACAACAGTCCCTCTTCCGTCGACTGCGACAAATTTGCTAGTTGACAAATAATAAACATTGACCAAGAATGTTTCGACGGCTGGAATAAATGTATTGATGTTTGTTCTGGCATCGGAAGTAATTTTTATATAGCCTTCGGGTGTGGCTTGAACCCAAGGTTCGAAACGCATTTTGTAGGGCGTCTCCGGCGGAGGCCCGTCGTTTGTCGTGCTAGAATAAGAAGTTCCAGGAATACCCACTCTCGCCGTATTGGTTCGGAAGTATCCATAGGTTTTCATGCGAAGAGATTTGAGGACGCTGCTGCCACCTAGACCGACCGAAGTGTCGAGGATGATTCTGGTGTCCTGGACCGTGTAATTCTGTTGCGTCGCGGCAAACTGACCGGACCACAGTTCGTAACCGGCAGAGACCGTCGTGAAGAACATGTCGATGTAGGCGCTCTGCGGTCGAGGGGCGCGAAATTCGTAGTCACCCAACACGACCTGCAGGGGCTGTTCGGCAAATGAATAGGCATAGAAGGTTTTGTTATTGTGAAAGTTGTGCACGTACGCCTGATACTCCTGAAAGAACAACGGCTTGCGAACCTCACCTCGATCTGTTTTATTGAGTGTGACGACCTGTGCATTGATGATGGGAGTGTAGAAGACTGGATTGTAACCGGTCAGTTTATTTTTGAATGTCCAAAAGATTGAACGACATGAGTAAGCGCTATTGAAATAGTAGCGAAACTTTGCACCCACAGTCGCAGGAACTTCTATCTCTTCTCTGTTTATCTTTTCAATAGGGTACTCTTGAGGTTTGGACATGAGCATAAATCTTTCTTGCGGAGTTAGGGTGACTTCCCTGGTGACAAATTTAAAATCCAAAAGGTCGGCGCCGGTGGCAAATCCGCTCGTGCTACTGACAATTTCATCAAGGGAGCGAAATTGGATGACTAGGGTCACCTCGGAATTGTGAATTGAGCACAATGGGAACGGGACGCGAAATGATGTTGTGTCGACCTTGGAATCCACGTAGTGCTTGTTGAAGAAAAACGGAAGCGGAAAGAATAGAGTCTGAGTCGTGTCATTCGTTTTCAAACTCACGCCAGTATCATAAGCACCGCCGAGATTGAAGATAGTATTGAAAATATCTTCTCTGTCTTGCTCGCTTGAATACATAGACTCGTATATGGACATCCATTCTCCCTGGAACGTTTGAACCACCAGTCCATCAATCAAAAGATCCGCCCTCTTGATCATCGAAAGACCCAAATTTCTTAGACATGTTGCGGAACTGGATGTCGGTGGAAACCTGCACTTTATCATCAAGCTTGTCAGAAGATCGCCCATATTTTGGGGTCTGAATACGTGGCGTATTTCCTCTCCAAGAAATCTGGTCGAAGTGGGTCTATAGAATCGGTAGTAGGGCGTAGCGTGCGTATACTCTGGATACCTGGGTTCACGAGGAATTTTTTCATACAGAAACGGATCTTGCTGACCCACGCCACTCAGTGCTGTTAGGGCACCGATACCCGAGTCTCCACGGAATCCAACTGGAGGCTTCAACATGTTCCTCTCTTAAAGAAAAGGGACATTTTAAAAAATAATAATGAGTCGCGAGGAACAGATCATAGAAGCCTACACGAACGCAATCCAGCCCGTTCTGGAGAATGCCGTTGTGGTTGCCGCTGAATATTGCAAAGCCACCGGAAGGAGCATCGTCACTGCCCTTGACATGGAATATGGTATGAAGTGGAGTGCCATGAAGCTGACAGGAAGGGTCTACGGATCCATACTTCCGGATGCGGACGACGAGGATTCGGATGGATGGGAGACCGATGACGACATGGTCGTGCAGGAGTGCGATATGGGGTTCGATGACGAGTTCCGTGAGTATGACGGGGATGACGAACGCTATCTGGAGGTAAATCAGGCGGTTCGCGACTGGGCTGACTGGGAACCCGAGACCGAACTTGAGATGATGATAAAGAGCGCCGTAAATTCTAGACGCTAAACTGCGTCATTTGTGCTTGTTGAAAAACGCTAGTGTCTGGTAGAAACCAATGGAAGGTTATGAGTATGACCCAGACGAATATGCCACAATTTCCAGTGAGACCGAGTCCGAAAAATCATTGGTCCCACTGGAACATGAGGAAAGTGTCCAAATAATAAAGCCCCAGGTTGAGTACTCCGAACTGGACGACGTATTCAGCGAGGAGTTGGACGATCTGGACCTCCGCGATTTCTTCATTGAAAAAAAGCAATCTAATAATAGAGTATGTCAAGTTACGACATCGTTATCGATAGTTCAACCAGAAAGGACAGAGCCACAACCGATGCTAACAACTTCATCAGCTATCTTAGCACACCCCTTTACGGAATCCAATCTGTGAATTTTGTGAGCGCGTCAATACCATACATCAGCACGGCCAGTACGAACTCCAATGTTCATGCTTACTATGTTGTCTTGGAAGTTCCAAACTATGGGATTTTGACTGATAGAATTTACACCGTGGATAACCCTTATGCTTATAAAGATTTTACGATTCATACGTCGGTTAATATAATTGCAGTTGCTTCGACCACAGGACTTGAACCGGGAATGAGTGTATCTGGTACTGGAATAGATAGCGGGACGACCATATCCACCGTTGGAGATGGAACTGTTACATTGTCGAAGCCACAGACCGGAACAGTTTCAGGCACTGGCACTTTTGTAGAAACGGATTTGATTGCTTCAAAAAGTGAAGATTATTTCCTAACAGTGCCCGACATAGATGACTTATCGGTTGGCATGACGGTATCTGGGACTGGAATAGACGCCAGTGCTACGATATCTGCATTTGCTGACTCAACAACTGTCATATTGAGTTTGCCAAACACCGGAACAGTTTCTGGAACCATTACATTCAATGGTTCAATTGAAAAAACAGGAAGTGGTGTTGCTACTGCCAACGATGATCAGTTATATGTTTCCAATGTTTCTGAATTGTCAGGTGGGATGTCTGTATCAGGAACAGGAATACCAGGCGGAACAACGATTTTATCTATTTCTGGATACATAGTTACTTTGAGTGCAGTCAAAACTTCCACAATAAATGAAGAATTGACATTCCAAAGAACTGTAACCACTACTATCTCGGAATATTTGTCATCTAATCAAATATTAATAAGTACAACTAGTCAAGATATTGAACTTGGTATGTACGTGACCGGCTCTGGAATAGGTACCAATGCGAGAGTCTCCGGTATCAACGGAACAATAATAACTCTTAATGTGGCAAATTCCGGCGTTGTCTCGGGATTCATTACTTTTGGAAATGCCGTCAACAATCGCTTCAATTTTGCCTACACGGGCACACTTATTGCACCACAGGTCACCGATCCTCAGTCCAATAATTACGTGATGAGTTCACTGAACGACCACATAAGTGTTGAAAAAACAATCCCGATCATGGAAGCCATCAATGTATCCATTTACTATTATGACACGGAAACAAGTTCATTTAAATTATACCCCTTTGACAATGCTGGAACGGACACCGAAGAGTTTGTTCTCAAGTTGAATGTCCAAGGCACCAAGGATAAGCGATTCGCCACCAAGCAACAGGACGAAGATGACAAGCGTCTGGAACCCAACATCGCACCGCCGGTGACTCCAGGAACGGAGAACACATTCGCGCGCAAGTTAATTAACTACTATCGTTCTGCTACCCGGAACAAGAATAATCCAGAGGTTTCCACAGAACCCGTCGGAGCTCTGTTGCCCCGCAGAGAGTTCATGGGGGTTCCCACTAAGTATGCTCAGATCCTGATCCCGATCGCCGTCGTTCTTTTGGTGCTCGCTATTCTCTTGGCTAAGTAATAATGGCTAGGTCATCCTATACGACAACAGGTCTCCCAGACTTCAACTACGAATATCACACGATATCCTTTGACACGTTGGATCAACCGAGTGCCAATGCGTTCACTGTGTACTTCAATACACCTTTGAAACAGGTGGTTCAAGCACGCTTGTTGGGTCTCCACGTTCATACCCGTGGGTCTGTGGAACATCTCTATATGCGAGTCCGCGAACTGGAGTCCAACTTCAACGATCGACTTACAAAGGAACCACCCAATGTGGGATCCGCTTCGCCAGTCCAATCACGAGCCCGTGGTGCCTTCGCCAGTATCATCACGGATAATGATGGTGGTGCAGCATCCGACCAGCTGATTGTTTTCAAAGACAACTATGATTTAATTACTCAATTTATTCATCCTATAGAAAATTTGGACCGTCTGACTGTAAAGTTGTTCAATCAGAATGGCGCCCTTATTCCAGATCCTTCGGGTGGGAAGGAGATCAATCACTTCATCATCAAGTTCGTGTGTCGTTCGCCCAACCTTCCGGGGAGGCAGACGCTTCCGTGGGTTCAGCCCAGGGTTGGCATCTAGATGTCATCCTCCTCGACCACCTTGACCGTCCATTCCTGAACGGGTTGCTCCTTGATTAACTTTTCCAGTCGCATCTTGGTGGCCTTGACCGTTCGCTTGACATGTTCAGCAAGTTCTTCTATCTTCTTGTCTTTGTTCTTCAAGAGCCACTCTTCATCTTCGTTAGACCACCGACCCGTCTTCAGGGTCGAATGTTCCTTGGCGATCTCGAGAGCCATCTTCTTCACCTTGGTGAGTTGTCCCTCGAGACCTTCAATCTCCTTGATCAGATCATCGATCGTAGGCTTTGGTGCCGGAAGCAGCTCTTGGTGACCATGCTCGCGGTGCCACAGGACCCTCTCCCAGAATGCCTTCATGATGGGCATGTTGGTCGCCCACCACTCACGGTCCCGTGGAATCTCCACACAGACAAACTCGGCAGGCTTGGGGTAGGTTATTTCGGCAGGTCGATACTGCACAAAGTCACAGACTTCCAAGTCCAGGACTTCCATGAGCACCTGAACTTGTGCGAGATACCACACCGGTGGCGTTCCATCGCCAATCGGTCGGGATCTTGGACACTTGATCTCCAAAAGTCTTCCGCTATAAGTGATGCCATCGGGTGACCCACCGATCCAGTCGAGGGTGTGATGGGGTTCCAGACCGATCTCGAACACCTTTTGATTGTGGCGTTCCTCGTAGATCTGTCGGGCTTCATCTTCATACTTCTGACCATGTTTGGTCGCCCAGTCGTTGAAGGGTTCGCTGACTCCACACTTTTTCAGGATCAACTTTTCAGGCGTTTCGTAGGGATTCACTCCTATCGCCGTACCTGCATCGGATGCTGTGAGCATCGTGCCCCTCATCTTGAACCACGCATCGGAACGTTGTTCAGGATAAGTCTTGTTGAAAAACTTCTCCGCTTGGGGATGCATACTAGTTAGCATAGGGCTCTAATGTTTAAGTGGAGGACTTGGTAGGTGTTTTCTTCTTGCGTGATGATGACTTTTTGGGCTTCTCTTCATCCTGAATAACTTCTTCAACTTCGGCGACGGCAGCCGCTGCGACCTCGACGACCTCGGGGACCGGCTCGGGCTCCTCCTCCTTTACCACCACAGGCTCCTCCTCCGGCTCCGGCTCGGGCTCCTCCTTGACCACCACGGGCTCTGGAACCGCCGAAAGCATCAGACGAAGGCCCTCGACATCCACGACCTTGTCAAAGTTCTTCGCGAACTCCCTGAAAACACCATTGCCACGCTTCTCCACGACAACCACATCAGGACCGAAAGCCTTGACGTCCGAAATTGACTTCACGGGAAACTTGGACGGGACATCCACGATCACATTACCTGACTTGCGACCCCATGCACGAATCTCATGACCTGTGCACAACTCATTGACTGTCTTGGAAATAGGGTTAATAAGGGCGACCTTCATTATTACTTTCTATGGACATTTTTAATCATGGCATTGGGTCGCTTGGATGGAACCAGTCTCTTTTCAAGTTTCTCCTCGAGACGCTTCAAGGTGAAATAGGCACCAGCCTGTTCGGCTTCCTTCTTGGTGGAACCTTTGCCAGTCCCCCACTGATGCCCTTGAACGTAAACACCTACTCTGAACTTGGTGGCATCCACGTGATCCAGCTGACGATATTCAGGGAGATCCCATTTCTGAGACTGACAGACGCGCATCAGGATGTCCTTGTAGTTGTCATCCACCATCAGTTTGTCCAAACGGATGAGGTCTGGGTTATCCAGGACACCCAGGACAAACTTCTTGGCTTCGATCATTCCTAGATCCAAGTAGATGGCACCGACAAATGCCTCAAAGACATCTTCGAGAATCTTTGGGTTGTTGTTCCATCCATTTCTCATCCCCTTTTCATCCATCTGAACCCAGTTGTGGAATCCCAGTTTAGCAGACACTTCCGCCAACGTCTTTCCACAGACAATCTTTGTTCTCGCACGAGTTAGAAATCCCTCCTGCAGATTCTCGTACCTATCGAACAAGTACTTGGTGACAATAAAGCCCAACACGGAGTCGCCCATAAATTCCAACGTTTCGTAGGAACCCTCGACGCCATCGTGTTGAACAGAAGATTTATGCTTGAAAGCCTTGTGATACACATCGATGTTTTTGATGTTCGTACCGATGATGGCCTCAACCTCCTGAGCGGATATCATTTTCTAAAAGTAGGGTGCGTTTTTTGTTTAAGCCTTGATGAAGTGCTTAGAGATGTGCTTCTGCAAGGTCATATAAGAGAGGGTCTCTCCCTGAGGTGTCTTGAGAAGACCCTTCAGTGCATCATCCTGAATAATCTTTCGTCCATCCTCTGGGTGAGACAGACCCTTATCCTTGACATACTGCTTAACGTAACGGGTCACATCAGTGCGAGAGACCTCAGTGCCCTCGGCGAGACCCATGAAGTCGGTCAGGTCCTTGGTGACCTTGCTGGGCTTGTTGAAACCGGTGTTGGCGGCACGCTCCTTGGCCTTGGACCCATCGGGATCATCCTGAACCTTGGCGATCTTGCGGACCAACTTGGTGAGACTCTTGATCTCCTTGCGCATCTCGGTAAGCTCCTTCATCACATCCTCAGTAGACATTGTTTTTCGTACTTACCTTTGTTTTCTTCTCTTTAATTTACTTCTCAAGGAGAGATCCACCGACACCACTGAGGATCTTGTAGGACATGGATTCACGGACAAGCGCCTGATCACCGCAGAACCCACCGGGGGTCAGGTCCTTGGTGTAGTAGGCGGCATCCTTGCCTGGGCCGGGCACACACTCAAGCGAGTAAGGCAGCTTGGTGATGGCATCGCCGCTGATCATGGGCTCAACCTCCACCGGCTCCGGGGACAACCTGTACCCACTCTTCTTCATACCCATGAAGCACTTGACGTACATGAGCACCACGATGGCAATCACGAGCACGAGGGCAAACTGACTACTGATCATACTTCTTTACTAGAACATTTGATTTTTTTCTGCGTTAAAGACTTGATGATAAGTTTATAGACTGACACCAGAAGACATGGAGGATTTCGAGATTGAACTTGATAATAATAGCGAGATCATGGTCGACCTGGACAATGATGAGCAGGAACTTTTCAACGGCGTCGTCCTGGATGCCACCAAGCGCAAGCGAACGAACAACCCGAACATGAATGACCGCCCTATTGAGGCGCCTGTATCTTCATTCATGGCATTTGCCAACCACGGGAAGCAGACGCCTTCGGCACGTCCTCCTCCGCCACAGGAAGAGCCTGAAGATCACGGCGAGGCGTTTGATGACTATGGAGGTGGAGATACTTACGACGAGGATGCACCTTCTCCTGGATACAAGTCCATCGACGACGAAAAGGCTGACCTTTTGAATAAGATCACCCGCCTGGAGAAGAAGGGCATTCGATCCATCGAGCGACTGAACATGCACTCGTCGATCCACGACATCCGCGGTGAGGTCAAGCGAATGTCCTATTCGATCGAGGTGGATCAATCGGTCAAGATGCAGCGAAGGATGCTCATCGCCTGTGTGACCGGAATCGAGTTTCTGAATAAGCGCTACAATCCCCTGGATATCCATTTGGATGGGTGGTCCGAGTCAGTGATGGACGGTGTGGATGACTATGATGATGTATTTGAGGAACTTTATGTCAAATACCGCGGAAAGGCGAAGATGGCACCCGAGTTGAAGTTGATGATGATGCTCGGTGGTTCAGCTACGATGTTCCACCTGACCCACTCGATGTTCAAGTCTGCGATGCCTCAGATGAACGATGTGATCAAGCAGAACCCCGATCTCATCAAGAACATGATGTCTGCCGTGGCAAATACAGCGAAGAATGCCCAATCAAGGAACATTGATCCTCGGCCGGCACCGCCTATCGCCCGAAGGGAGGTCCAGGGACCAAGCATGGATCTCTCGTCGCTGATGTCCAATTTCATGAATCCTCAGTCCACAACGACCCGGGACGTGGAGGAAGTTCGTCGGCCAGCGGGACCGTCAAGCGACGGCAACATTGAGGACGATATCTCTGACATCGTGAGCGTGAATGGCGAGTCTGTCAAGGACGTGGAAGTTTCTGCACCCAAGAAGAAGCGTGGCAAGAAAGGAAAGACGACACTTGAATTGTAAATAATTTCCTAGTTGATACTAAATAATGGTAGGCTATTGTTCCATTGAGGATGCCTACGGAGGGCTTCCTCGGGAAACGGTCAAAGCACCGCCGGCTCCCGAGAAGGCTGCTGATAGAATTTTTCCCACTGACAGGGTGGAGTTCTACGAAGTTGA